GATAATTACTTATAAAAAGGAGGAATAAATTATGGCAAATATACCAGTACAACAAGCAAAGGCACTTTTTACAAAAGCCTATATGGCAGCCTACAAAGAGCGCGTGCCAGCACCTTCCTTTTTAATGAGTTTTTTCACTGTTTTAACCTTTGCTACAAAAATGATTGGAATTGAAGTGCAAAGGGGTAGTGAAATTATCGCAGTTGATGTTGAAAGGGGTGCAACCGGAAACCGAAACCAGTTTACTAAGTCAACAGAAAAGCAGTGGATACCACCTTTCTTTGATGAATGGTTTGACGCTACTTCATTGGATAGGTATGATGTTGTGTTTGGAGGTGCAGAGAATGTAGCCCCGGAGACAATAGGCTATCTCGCTTCTGATACTGCCGATAAACTTATGATGCTAAAGGATAAGATTGACAGGGCAAAGGAATTACAATGTGCTCAAATATTTAGCACCGGAGTAATTACCTTGAAAAACGGTGATAGTATCGACTTCAAAAGACAATCTACATCAATGGTAGATTTAGGTGATTATTGGTCAACTACTACAACAGATGTTGAAAGTCAACTTATTGCTGGCGCCCAATTTATTAGGCAAAAAGGCAAAAACGGAACATCTGAGTTTAATCTAGTCATGTCAGGCGCTGCATTAGTAGCTTTGAAAAAAACTGATTATTTTCAGAAAAATGCCAATTATCAGAACATTCAATTAATTGACATCAGAATGCCACAAACACAGGCATTTGGAGCTGGTTATCATGGACGTATAACTGCCGGTGCTTATATTTTCAATATTTGGACTTACGATGAGGTTTATGAAGCTGCCGGCACAAAGACAATAACTAGATATTTAGCTGAAAATAAAGCATTTATGGTACCTGTAAAAGGAACACGTTTTAACATGTCTCATGCTGGCGTGCCTGCAATTATGGCTGATCAAGGACGTGCCGAATTTCCACAATACATTGCTCAATTAGCTGCTGACTATTATGTGAATAATTACATCGATCCATTTAGAAAAGCTCATATTTTTGAAATTCTTTCAGCTCCATTGGGTATACCAGTAACTGTTGATATGATTTACACAATGCAAGTATTAGGTGCAGGTGGTGAACAAGGTTAAACTTTAAAAAATTACGATATGAAAAAGATAGGTTTATTATTATTAATTTCTTTCATATTTGTTTGCAGTGTGGCCTATACGGTTCATGAGCATCAAAAGTATATGGAAGAAATGTCGATATCTTCTGAGCCGGTAAATACTACTGTTGGTTATGACCAATCGTATTATTATTACACAGGTCAAGCAAAAGATACAATCGGAGTAGGTGATAGTGTCTATAATTTTCCGGTAAGAAAGAAATCGGTATCAACTGTATTACCTTATGTATACATTGCAATTGATTCAACAGGTGGCACTGCAAATTCAGTGACTGTTGAATTACAAAGCAAGGTGTTTGAAGATGAAAGTTATGTTACCAGGGAGTCAGCTACGTGGGCTGATGGATCGGATACGGTAATTGTTTTGCAGTCAGATACTTCTCATGTATCTGAATACTGGCAGATAAAACTTACCGGAGCTGATGATACATTTAAGGCCAAAGTAACTAAGGTAAACTTCAAATTTACGCAGTAATATGAAGTATGTAATTAATCCGAAAGTAATAAGTGTACACCTTGCTAATAAGGTGTACACCAAAGAAGACAAAGAGGTCTTCGATACTGAAAGTAAAAAGTGGGAAAAACACGCTATCAGTATAATTACCGCTTGTGATGCTGGTTTTCTTGTTCCTTTAGAGGAAAAAGTTGAGGAAAAAGAACCGGAAAAAGAGGTTGTTGAAGAGGAAAAAGTTGAGGAAGTTGAAGAAAAAAAAGAACAGCCAAAACCAGCACAAAGAAGAAATGTAAAACCTTATAAAAAAGGTAAAAAATGAGTTTAGAGTGGGCACGTGAGGACGCGATTAATTATCTTGAAGGTGAATTCAGCTTAACAGTAACGCTATATACGCCTGATAAACTAACTAATTACGAAATCAACGGGCTTGCTTCAAAACATCATTTAAAGGTTTCTCCTAATACAGGCCTTGCGGTAAATTCTGAAAACATTCATATTTCATTTAGCGAAAAGACATTGAATGATTTGGGAATTGTTACACGGGATTCAAATAATAAGGTATCTATTCTTAATTATTTTGTAAAAATTACAGATGCAGGAAAAATGCAGGGAGACTATAAAATAATTGAGAATTGGCCGGACGAAACATTAGGTTTAATTATTTGTATTTTAGGATCACACAATGGCATTTAATTATATCATACCGACACAGAATTTTGAACGTATTAGGGATGCAATTGCAGCTATAATAGTTGCTGAATTTGCCGGACAATACGCTTTGACATCTAATGTCTTGTTTCAATCAAAAGTGTGGATAGAAAGGTTTGTGCCTTTCGATATTTCTGAATTACCTGCAATTTTGGTTACACTTGATTCAATTTCAGAAGTGCAATCAAACCCGGGTAGGTCAGTGTATACGATGACATTACAAGTCCAGGTTTATACTTGGGCGAATGATACTGACGCTGTTGGTGGTGATGAGAATTCAGCATTGAACAATCATAAGTTAATAGGAGTTTTGAGGTATATATTTCGAAATCCTACTTATGTACGTGCAAGCCTTGATAGTTCACCGCTTACGATTCAAACAATCCAAGTATCCGAAATACAATTTGTTAAACCTGATTTTCAGGACGGTAATCATACTTTTGCATCGCAACTGACTTTAAATATCAGGTATGATGAAGATAACGGTGCTATCGTTCCTATTGATTTTGAACAGGTTACTACGCAGGTCAAATTAGCAGAAACCGATAAAGGTTATTATTTAGAACTTACATAAAAATGTAAATTATGGGATATTCAGACGCCGTGACAATTGATAGTGTATCAAGGGTCGTCGGCTATAAATTAAAAAACGCAAACTTTCGTGAGAGTACTCCCAATCTACCTCAACGCATTGCTATCTTAGGTGAAGCAAACACGGCTAATCAATCAGGATTGGCTTTGACACCTTTTGAATTTATCAATGCAAAGCAGGTAGGTGACAAGTACGGATATGGAAGTCCGTTGCATTCAATTGCACGGATATTGCGTCCGCTTGCAGGTAATTTGCTTGGAGGAATCCAAACAGTAATTTACCCGCAAATTTCTGATGGTGGAGCCACTGCTACAGTCATAAAAAAAGGTATTGCAGTGGCTACAACTGTGACAGCAAATGCAACTCATATCATTCGGGTCAATGGCAGGAATTCTATTGACGGTGCTTCTTACGCTTATAATCTTACAGTTGGTATGACAGCATCGCAAGTTAGGGCTGTAATTATTGATACGATTAACAATGCATTGGGCTGTCCGTGTAGCGCAGCAGAAGCGACAAACGATATTGACTTTACGTCAAAATGGGAAGGTGCAACCAGTGCAGAATTACAAATTGATTTTGATACTCAAGATAATGCCGCCGGTGTTGTTTATAGCGAAGTTTCAAAAACTGATGGTACCGGTGTTGTTTCATTAGCAGCTAGCTTAGCTTTGTTTGATGCATGGAACACAATTGTAATTAATCCTTATGGAACTGCTCAATTAGATGAACTGGAAGTATTTAATGGAATTCCTGATCCTGACAATCCAACAGGACGCTACTTACCAACAGGATTTAAGCCATTTATGGCATTTTTTGGAAGTGTACTTGATACTATTGCAGGCATTGAGGCAATTACAGATACTGCAGCAAGAAAAGTTGAAGTAACAAATGTACTTTGCCCGGCTCCTAATTCAAAAGGTTTTACCTGGGAGGCAGCCGCAAATATGGTACTTTCAATTGCTTCTACTATGCAAAATAATCCACATTTGGGTAATGGTGGGGTAAGATACAATGATATGCCGGTGCCTATTGATGGTGATATGGGTGACTTTGCAACTTATGTAGGACGCAACAATCTTGTTAAAAAAGGCAGTTCTACTGTATCATTAACAGATGGAAAATTCACAGTTGAGGATTGCGTTACGACTTACCATCCTGATGGTGAAAGCCCACCAAAATTTAAAAAAGTAAGGGATTTGAACATTGACTGGAATATGGCATATGGCTGGCTAATCGTTATGCAACGTGACATACAGGATAAGGCAATAGTTGAAAACAACGTGCCTATCCGGGTAAATAACACTATTAGTCCGAAACAAGCAAAACAACTTGCAATTTCATTCTTAACTGATAAGGAGGGATTAGCTTTGATTGCTGATAGTGCGTTCTCAATTGCCAGCATCGAAGTTGGTACTAATGAAAGTAACCCGGCAAGGCTAGATATTTTCTTTAGGTACAAAAGGACTTCTACTGCTGATGTTGTTAGTTCTGATGTTGAAGTTGATTTTGCATTTCCAGTTTAATAATTTAAAGAATAGGAGAAAAAATTATGGGATATACAGGAGGTGACATACTCGAAATCACTTATAATCATGCTACATTAGGAAGTGGTGTTATATTTTGCAAATCAAATGAAGATGGTACGCTCGATCCGGGTGGTTATCGTTCAAATGATGATGCAAATTCGATAGCTGCTAACGGCAAAATGATTGACCAAATAAACCGAATGAGAGGTTCATTTGAATCAACTATTGCCTGGGATATGACCGATGCCGATGAGCTTGACCAGTTAATTAAATTAGCTGCAAGTCCAGTATTAGCAGATTGGACAATTGCAAGTATCACGGGTTCAATTTGGGGCGCAAAGGGTAAACCGGTTGGCGACATACAGGGAAATACTAATACTGCACTAATTACTTTGAAACTTGGTTTTGAAGGTGAATTACAAAAATTAACTTAAAATAACAGGGAGGGTAAAACCTCCCTTAAATGAAAAAACAAATGAAAGAAAAAGTAACATTAGAAGTAGCTCAGGAAGATGCCAACTTGTTTTTTGCTTCACTTAATCTAAGTGAATTGAAACTTTCCAAGATGGAAGATGAAAAACAGTCATTAGTAGAACTTATCCAATATGGATTTGTTGTTATTGATGAGGAGGGTAAATTAACATATTTAATGCAATATCCATTGAAAAATGAAAGTGGTAATGTTGTGTTGGATAAGCTTGTTTTTGTCAATCGTAAAATTACAGTTGGTGAAATGGAGAAAAACATGACTGGCAAAAATGACATTGAAAAGGCACGAAAAATATTATCTTATCTTA